CGACCATGTCACTTTCATTAGTAGCAATAGAGTGTAAGTACATATCTAAAGATGCACCAAACTTAGGGCTACCTAATACACTAGTCATTGGAGTTGATAGAATCATTTCTATTTCCTGAAGAAACATCTCCAGAGAATCATTGATTTCTATTGTGTTCTCGCTATAACTCTTAGTATATGCTTTCCTTATGTATATTTCCGTTGCTCCCACTAATAGAATCTTTTATTTAATGTATTTAATTAATCAGTAAAGTGCATTTTATTACTGACCGTTAGTCGTATAGAAGAAATCGTTAGAGTTCATGCCTTTAACTTCCTCTTTAACATCATCTACCATCTCTTTTCCATTGTCATACCACTTTGAATAGTCAATAGTAGCACCACCTGGAAGCTCCATTTGGAATGCACCTAAGATATTTCCTAATTGCATGTATGCATTTCCTAATACATAGTGATAGAATAGATCTAATTCATAAAGAGCTTCAAAAGGGATCTTTATGTTTACATCAAGAATTAAATCTGGATTATCTTTAACATCTCCTTTAACAAAGAATCTGCTAGTATTTGGGTTGAAGTTATATGTTAATGGATGTTTAGTTACATGATATAATAAATCATCCCATGAAGCATAAACAACATATGAAAGTACAGCATCAGAATACATAGAATCTCCTATGTCTCTTCCCATACCTACTCCGAATGTACCGTACATGAACTTATCTAATGAGAAATCAGATAAAGCTGAATTAGCATCAGTAAATTGGTTATTCTTAGTAACTGCATTTACTGAGTATACGCAATGAGGAAGAATAACTCCTCTATTTTGCTTGAATGTTTTAGAATTAAAATACTGTTCAGATGGAATTAACAGATAGATATTCTCTAATGCAAATTCGTAGTTTCTGTAGAACCACTTAGCAGCATATTTCGTAATTCTTTCTATTTCTTGTGTTGGTATCTTAAATGGAATAGCACAGCTTGCTGAAATAGCATCTATTATAGCTGAATTAAATTCGTCTTTAGTCATGTTTATTCTTTATTTTTAACTTCCTCAGCATCAATCATTTCAACTGAATCGTCTATATCACAATATTTGTATTTACCTTCTCTGAAGATAGTTTTATTCATGATTTCACTATGCTCAATGAAAATAAGCTTTCCATTAATATATGAGTTCTTGATAATAGCTCCTGAATGTAAACCATCTTTTAGTCTTGATTTATAAAGAGTACAACTATAAGTGTCACTATTTACAAAGTCACATTCAGAAACATATGAATATTTAACATCTACATTCTCAATTAGACATTGTCTTAATTTACTATCATAAACTATCATATGAATGTCATCAAGAATAGTATCTTTTAATTGAAATCCTTTAAGCTCTATAGTATTTCTATCAGAATCGAAATTAACTATTCCTTTCATAGAATAATCAAGATTCTCCATTCTTACTAGAATAGGAAATATTCTACACATGATTTTCTCAAAGAATGATTTTACATGTTGCTCATCAGAACTAGTATCAACTAGTAATTTAATTCCTCTAAATATATTAGTGAATGAGAAATAATCTCTTTTAGCTTTAAATAATAAACTCTTTCCAGAAATGATTTCTTTTAATTGAGCAGTATGCTCTTTAGTATAAGGAGTTACTTGTGCTTTAATTAAAGAATCTATAAAGAAGTCAAGTAAATTTTGGCATTCACTAGATTTAGCAGCATAGTTTCTACCGCCAATGTATCTAAATTCTAAATAATCTTGAGCAAGTTTCATGAAATTAATTCCATAGTACTTAGTACTTGGGTAAATGTAATTTGATGACTGTAGCATAGGCTCTTCAAAATTGAAGTGAGTATGTACAGGGTAGATTGCTTTTATACTTCTTGCATAGATATTAGTCTTTCTCTCAGGGAATAATTCATATACATAATCTTCATCGAAATCTAGAATAAACTTCAATAGATCTATATGAGTAATGTAAGGGTCTGGCATATTAATATTCATATGCAATCCACATCTATCAGTAAGATATAAATTAGGATGAGTATTAATGTAATCAAGCATTTCAAATAGAACTTGTCTAGCTTGAATATATGGCATTGGAGCAGTAACAACTTCTACTAAGTTTTTACCACCAGAGAAATCTGGTTCCATTTTCCAATGATCTATAGTGGGTACGAAATCAGAATGTGCTTTCTTTTCTAAAGAGATTTGAACTTTAAATAGTCTCATTAATTCTTTCTTAACAGTACTATTATTAATAAAATCATCTCTGATGAACTCAAACTCAAAACCAATCTCAGATTTGTATCTTTCTTTGTTAATATCCATAGAATAGATGTATTTAGAATATTTAATCTAAAAAAAGACCATGGAAATTTCCATGGCCGTTTCAATATTCCGAACAGGGTGTTAAACCCATGCTTAGATGTATGCGTGTAATTGTAAGTGCAATGCTAATTCAAAATCATTCATGTCATCATATAGTTGAATTCCATATCTGTCACAAACAATATCTACATTCCCTTCTCTGTAAAATTCTTTAGGGCAGTAGCAAATTACGTTTTTATCTTTAAATAAACCTAATTCTAATAAACTGATTGGTGATTTTGACTCTGGCCCAAAATACATCACAATTAAATCAGCTTTTTCTAAACAGCTTAATTCCCATGTAACTTGGTGATTAAATTGTTCATTTTCTTTTCTTTGTTCCCATGATGAATCCCAATCATCTCTTCTTGGATTAAAAACATCAACATCATAGTCTTTGAATATTTCTGTTAATCGTGCTTGCCAATCTTCAGAATTGCCCATATCAATAGTACCTGCTAAGAAGATACTATTGACTTTTTGGACTTTATCAGTAGGTTTAAATACTCTCATTACTTAGCAAGTTTAAGATCGTATTTTTCGTCGTTTATATTAGTTATTTTACAGCTAACTTTTTGACCTTTAGTTAGTGTAATATCTTTTAATTTAGAGATGTGGATTAAACCGCTTGTATTAACTCCAAATTTAACGAATACTCCAAAATTAGTGATTGCTGTAACTTTTCCGTTAACTACATCACCTCTTTTATATTCCTTTTTAACTGGTTCACTTTTCTCAACTTCATTTCTAGATAAAATGATTCTCTTGTTATGAACAACTTCTTTTAAGTAGAATGCAATTTCAACTCCTGGTTGAAGAGCACCTTCGTTATAATGACCAGCAAGAACCTCATCAAATTCATCTTTATGAATAAGACCAGTTAATACAGAAGGTCCGTTTTCATCAGCTTTGAATTCTACGAAAACTCCGTATTTGTTAGTTCCTGTAATTACTCCAGAATACTCGTTTCCAATGATAAGCTTATCAACTTCTCCAGGGATAAGAGTTTCTAAATAATCTCTATGAGAAACAATTAAAGTATCTCTGAATTTAGAGTACTTGTTGTTATTCTTGATTGCCATTACGCTGATAGTTTCACCCACTAATTCTTCAAAATCAGTTAATTTATTAATACCGCCTAATGATCCAGGCATGAATACTGGTAAACCGCCAATATTTAAGTCATATCCGTTATTTGATAGACCAACAACTTTAGCTTCATAGATTGTCTTAGACTTATAATCAGCCATATCATCATAAAGATCTTTCTTGATCTTTCCAGTAATAGATGCTCTTAAGCAATCAGATGTATCAGTGATTACTACATCTAATTCTTGACCAACTGCATAATTAGCAGGATCTAGTTTTTCTTTATCTAGAGAAATATAAGCAAATTCTTTTCCGCTTACATCTAATGAAATTTCGCTATTCGTGATTGATGAGATTGCACCTGTAACAACGTCTCCAGGGTTTAAAGAAAAGTTTAATGAGACGCTTGAAGTTTCGAAGTATTCTTCGTATACCTTTAGTAAATCATTTGCGTATGATTCTTTAGAAAGGATTTTTAAACCAGATTTGCTTACGATTTCTTTTTCCTCGTCGAAAACTGATAGATTAGTAGGATCACCTACTGTAGCATGAGTTGCCATATTTTTTATTTTTAAAATGTGAATTATAAGATATATATAAGAAAAAAAGAGGCATACTATACCCCTTCGTTATTATTTGTTCATATTTTTGATATACTTAGAAATCATCTGACTTAAAACAGTCTGCATTTCTTTCTTAAGATCAGTATTTTTAGTATTATGACTCTTTGGATCTTTATCATTAAGAGTTTGAAGAAAATCGATGAATATTCCATCCTCATCTTGTCCATAGATAAATTCTATGTCTTTGTTATCATTTGGATCATTCCCTATAAGATTAATCGCAACAATATTAGAATCTTCATTGTATGGCTCAGCATCTACTTCTACTTCTTTCCATGGAGAACCTTTGAATTTAGTAAAAATTGGCTTAAGCCATTTCATGTAATTAGCACTAAGCTTCATCTTTTCTGTTATAAGTTGTAATGATTTCATTGTTTAGAGTTTCTTTAAAATATTTATTAGAGTAATGTAATCGTATTAGGCGGAGATGTCATAGGTGGTGCTGGAGGAAACGGTATTGTTCCTGCTGGTGGTAAATACCCAGTATATACGATAGAAATACCAGCAATATGTTTAGTGAATAAATCTGTAAATCTTTTGCTAATGATATATGAGTTTTGTGGTAAAGCAAATACATTAATAGCAGGCATTCTAGGGATAGTCCCTTTAGCATACGAATTAGATATTTGTGTTTGGCTCACAAATGCCCAGCCAGAAGGTGGAACAAATGACCCATAATTAGTAGCAGGTGGTGGTAAAGCAGTAGTAGGTGCACTTCCACCTATAGATAACATTGTAGTTTGTCTAGCCCATGCATCTATAACTCCTTGTTCAATTAAATCAAATTCCATAGTATAATTTGAATCTTCTCTACCTTCTTCAGTAGTCTTATCAAATTGATCTATGATGCTTTGCTCTACTTTACTAAAGTCTACTAGAGTATAATCTATAGCATTAGCAAATAAGTCAATAACAGTAGGCTTATTTAGTGCTTCTTCATATGCTATTACTATTTTCTCAGCTACTATTTCTTGAGTATATTCATTTTCCACTGCTTCTTCAAAGATATCAAAAATATCTTTATGTAATGGAGTTACTGCTGGTATTGCTGGAGCGAATGCAAAATCTGTCATATTATTCCCAATTAAAGTTTTTATGTCTTTTATCCCCTAATTTGTATTTAATCGCATAGATTATTTTTTATCTAATGTAACTAATTATTCAGCATCCAATGTCACTAAGGCACTCTTAAAATCTTTCCAGCCCATATCTTTTTGCATGAATGATGATTTAATTTCAGCCCATTGTGGACTAGCAGATATAGGGCTACATGGACCTGCTGGTGAAACTACTTGTACTAATTCCAGTTTACCTAAAAAGTCAATTAGTAATTGCTCAAGAGTATCTGCTAATACTGCAGGTTCTAATGAAGTCCCTTCAGTACCTAATGATATTCCATCATCAGATATATTTATAACTTTCTCAGTATTACCATTTTTAATTAGAATACTTTCATCTTCATTTTTAAATTGTATGAAAGTATTATTCTTTCTAATCATAAGCCCTTGAGTTTCTGTATAGAATACTTCAAGAGTTCTTTCTTCTCCAGCTTCTCCTAAACCATCTTCTCCCATTCGTTTATCATAAACAAGAGACCATACTTTCGGATAATCTTCTCCGTATTCTGCTAGTACTTCTTCTGAGTTCTTTACTGTAGTAAAATAGAATGGTACATATTCATCACCATTCTCAAAAAAGACATTTACTATATCTCCAACTTTTGGAATGATAGCAGTACCTGTAGATAATTGGTTATATGGAATGCTCCATGGAATTACTTCTGGATCTAATTCATCATATTTACCAAATATTTTCACTTTAGCTCTTCCTAATTGAAGAGGGTCATCTGTTTGTAGTACTTCTCCAATCCATATAGTACCAACTGAGTCATCTTTAAAGTATTTCATATTATAATCCC